CAGTGGAATTTGGGATGCCTGCACTTGGATAAACCATTGTGCTAGAGGCATTTATTGTGATTGCACTTGAACCATTGTAGGTAGTGCCAGAGCTAAAAGTAATGTTAGTTCCAGCAGTTAAGCTATATAAATTAGAGCCAAGTGAAACACCTGAAATTGTGGAGTTTGTGAGTCCAGAATTAGGGATAGTTGCATTAATTTGGCTTGGAGCAATACTTATAGATGTATTAGTTACAGATGAAACCTGACCAGATGCATTTGTAACAAATACTGGAACAGTTGAAGCAGAGCCATAAGTGCCTGCTGTGCCAACTGGAGTAATGCTAAAAGTGTATGAGCTAAGGGTTAATCCTGTGCCTGCAAAGTAACTTGCTGCACTTGCTAATTGACTCCAGGTAACTGGAGTTGTCCCTAATGTTCCACCACTTGCAATGGTACAAACCCAGCCAGAATTTTGCTGAGTTGATCCATTCATTATGAATGTAAATGCTGAAATTAAGCTATTCCAAGTATTTGCATCACTTGATCTAGCCCAAGCACCTGAAGATGCTACATAAATTCCATTTTGTGATGATGTGCTTTGGTTTTTGACCAAAACCCTATCATTAGCCAAAGTGGTATAGCCATCAATAGTTTGCAAACCAGATAATGTGATATTTCCTGTGGTTGCAACTTGGCACTCTGCTTTAATTGCATAACCTTGCACAAACATATCCACATAGTTTTTATTAACCAGGTCTGTGGGATTACTTGGAGTTGTACTAATTGAGCCTGTAGATGTTGAAATATTGGTAAAAGCACCTGAAGATGGTGTAACTAGCCCAATTGAGGAGCTATTTATTGTGCTATTTGTGATTGTCAGACCACTCTGAACTGGGTTCAAAGTGGCATAAAAAGGCTGTCCTTGCCCTATAAAAGTGTTAAAACTACCATCTAAATTGAAATATGCCTGAACTGGCAGGATATTTTGGTCAGATGTTAGGGCAGGAGCACTCATAATCAATATGCAGTGCAAGTCATAACAATTACATCACCAGCAGACATATTTGTTGCAAGTCCAGTGGTAATTCCATAACCAGTCATTGTGACTGATGTGGTGCTACTAGCTGTTTGTTGCAAAAATATTCCTGAACCATTGGTAACATCATTAGCTATACACATCCAACCATTTGGAGCTGTAGGTAGTGTGAGTGTCCCAGATGCCGCCCCTCCTGAACCCACAGTCACAGCAAAACAATTTGGACTAACACCCTTAATTGTGGGTGAAGTACCAAATCCACTTGCTATAACTGGCTGAGTAGAGAAAGTAGTAACAGGAACAGTGTTAGTTGTATTTGTAAAAGCTACTTGGTTTGTCATGATTGATCTGCCACAGGCATTACATATAAAGTATTTGCTGTTCCAACTGCACTCAAATTAAATCCATTAGCAGGCACTGCAATAACAGTAGGCTGAGACATAGAAATACCAAGCACAAATGATGTGCTAGTGTTCCCTGCTGTAGGCAATACTGCTGGTGTAGGTGTAATGCTAGTAGGATTTAAAGGAGCAATTGAAATAGCAATAGGTGTAGAGCCAGTATTCAAAAATGCACAATAGTTAATTTGGTCATTGCCAACTGGGACAATGCTTAAAGAACTACTTGCAGTTGTTGTTACTGCCACAGCATAGGTTTGCCCTATGGGTCTGTATACACTGGTATTTGCCATGATTAGACTGCATTAACAGGAATTGGACCATCACTTCTAAGCACTTCAACTAGATATGAACCTGATGCTGGAGTTGCTGAAGACCCAGATGTGTTCACAAATTGAATTGTCAAAGTGTTTGTAGCAGAAACATAGTCATTTGCAATTGCAATGCCTGCTGTTTGAGCACCACCATTGTATGAAACATTAGTAACATCAGTTGTTAAAAGACCAGGAACTGTGAAACTTTGTGATGCTGAAGTACCAGTTACTGCTGATGGTGTGAGTGAGGGATTTGCTAAGAAATATGCATTTACATTTCCACGCAATATTGTGGTTGAGGGCATGATTTTTCCTTTAAGATTATTAAATTGTACTGTTTAAAAAAGAAAAAGCTACCCCTTTTGGGAGTAGCCCTTTCAATTTATTTAGCTTTTTTAGCTAAAGTCATAACCATAAACATATACATCTCCTGTGCCAGTTGCTCCAGAAGCAGTGGTCACATCAACATATAAAGTTTGGTTGTTATAAGCCAAGCTAGTTGAACTAGAGTCCAAATAAGCTGTGCCTAAAACTGCTGTTGACAATGCAGAAATTTGTGCAGTTGTCAAAGCACCAAACAAGCTAGAAGGTGATCCAGCATTTGTGGTTGTAATGCCCAAGGCTGTTGTTGTTGACAAAGATACAACTGCACCAGCGTTATTCACGTTGGTAACAATCATTTCTTTGGGCAAATAAGCTGTGGAGTTGTTAACTTGCACAGGTGTAAAAGCTACAGCATTAAGGTTCACTCCTTTAGCCACAGCAATCAGGCGCAATGCCTGGTTAGTGGTGACATTACTTGGGTGTGCTGAGACTGTGGTTGCTGGTCCAGGATTACTCATTTTTTAGTTTCCTTTAAATTAATGGGTTAAGCCGCGATTCTGCAAGCAAGTTCTTGGTACAGTGGTGCCCAACCATACAACACATCTAAACGAGTAGGAATACTATCGTTATTAATTGTATATTGGCGGACAACCCGCATGCTCAAACCAACTTCTTTGTCAGATGCTCTGCCTGCAAAGTGGACTCCCTCTGGCAACTCCAGATCAACTACCGCCAAGGAAAATGCATTCCTATGGAAAAGCATATTCTGTGGTGATAGTGTTCCAGTGTTGTTAAAAGGTGTAACCACTGCTGTAGTAGAAGTAGAACCAATGATGATTGAGTTCTGGAACTGACCACCAATGATAACTGCTGGAGCAACTGTGATGTTTGTAGCACCAGTTCCAACTGTTGTTGTGGACTGAACTACAAAGTTACGCAACTTACCAGAGCCATAAGCCTGTCTGTTTTGTGGGTTAGTTGCATATACACCAGCAATTTGGATCACATCACCAGCATTTAATGTGCTTGAAGATGATGCTTTGATCTGAATTGTGGAGTATTGTGACCAACCAGTTGATAGGTAACCAACTTGAGCTGTAGTGTCAGCAGATAGTGTGTTTCCAGAGTAAGAGCCAAAGGTTTGGCTTACGACGTTTTGGTCCAATTTCCAATTCGTGCCCGCGCTGTCCCTGCCCATCAGCCCCTTCCTGTATTGCTCTGCAATGGCTTCTTGAGGCATGAACAAACCTTTTAAACTGTCAACGATTGTTGCAGATGTAAAGGGTTCTACGATACAAGCACGACGTCCGTCTCTAGGTGCGCCTTCAGCATCAAGATAAGCACCAGCTGTTAAGTAGGTGATCAATCCTGTTGGAGGAGTACCAGCAACACCAACGATATTTGCAGTTTGAAGTGCAGCCATTGTTAGTCCGTCACGGTCTATCTTATTTGCAATTGCAGCACATTCTGTTACTTCAGGTTTCCCTTACTGACCATTTCTGGCGGGGTTGATTCTTCGATCTACCCTCTCCGACTTTGTTTAGGTTATATCGGAGTTCAGACTATCGCATACTCTTTCGAGTCCATCCCACTTAGTCGTTCAGGCTGCACAGATTTCTCTTGCTTGCCCCTTGTTAGCCTCCTCAGGCCGTCCAAGTCAATCAGGGACAGTTTTCCTAATTCTTAATGAACTAGGCCGCTACTGTTAACGGCAGGCTTCAATACACGGTCAGAGAACATGTCCAGAGACAATGCCAAATCTTGCGTGGTGAACTGAGTATCAACGTGGAACTGAGTTGACAATGTAACGGGAACTGATGTCTCGTTAAAGTCTTCTACGTTCAATGCTGGGCCAGTTGTACCAATGAATCTTCCAGGTCTCATTCTGTTACTTTCACCTTGCGGTTACTGACCATTTTCATGGCGGTTCGGATTCTTCGATCCAAACTCAGCGACTTCTTTTAGGTTATATCGCTGTTCAGACTATCGCATCCCTTTCGGGGTTTCTCACTTAGTCGTTCAGGGTGTCTTTCGACTTCCCCCTTGTCGCCTTCCTCAAGGCTTCCAAGTCAATCAGAGAAACTTTTTCGTCCGCATACCTGATCTTTTACGGACGTTTACTGTGTTACCAATCTTGCCACCTCAACGCAAAATTCACAGTAAAAGCAGAGGCAGGCGTTTATACCACTGCAAACTGGTCATCATAGTTACGATCCACTTCTGACGAAAATGTCAACTCGTTTTCCAAAACCATCAACGCTTCATTGGTGATCTTGGATATTGTTAGCAAATTATTTGCCATTTTGATTTCCTTTTAAGATTAAAAAATTGTTTACCTTATCTTTCCTGCTTTCCTAAGTTCTTTCCATTGCTGTATTGATCCTGTAAACTCGCCATCGGCAGTCATAGGTACATCAACATTAGAACCCCCTCGGATTGGATTGATAGGTGCTGGTGCATTGCTCTTTCTCACAGCAGGCTTTTGTGCTTCAACAGGCTTGTCAAATCTAGCCTCCAATTTCCCAATCTCTCTTAAGGCACTAATCAAAGACATGCCACTGATTTTTTCAGCTACCTCTGGGTTTTCTGCAAGATGATAAAGAATCTTTGGTCCTACATCACTTTCCAGAATTGCATCCCTAACTTGGTCTGATACAACTACATCTGAAGATGCAACCATATCATCATAGTCTGATAACTCTGCCTTGGCTTGCTCTAGCTTAGATTGCCAAGATGTCATCATCTTTTCTCTCTCAGCTTGAACTTGCTTTTGCTTTTCAGCTACATCTCTATCTTTTAATGCCTTTTCAGTTGAAAACTTTGCTAATGCTTTTGCATACTCAAATGCATCAGTAAAGTCACTAGGCTGTGGTTCTTTATCAGGATTTTCTGCCACTTGTGGCTTGGATGCCTGCTCAAGTTCCTTTAGCCTGTTTTCTAAAGCCTCTCTTTGTTCCCTTTCCTTTTGAGCCTCAGCTCTGGCAAGTTCCCTTTCTTTGATGACTTTATCAAACCTCTTTTCAAGTTTGGGCTTTCTAGCACTTTCCTCTGCTGGTTTGGTTTCTTCTTGTGCCTCTGGTAAACTCTGCTCCTCTTTTGTCTCTGTCAGCTCAGGTTGCTCTACCTCTGGTGAGGGAGTCTCTGCAGGGTCAGGACTAGGGGAATCAGCTAAACCAAGTTTGTTAGCATAAAAATCACCTGAATTTTCTGAAGTAATTAAATTACTTGCTTGTCTATCACTCATGAGTTTCCTCAAGTATTTTGCCTGGTGTGCCTCACCAGTAAGGTTTGTGGGCAATATAACCCAAAATCATAAGGCTGTCAATTATTGTTGCTGATTAGGCATAATGGACTGGTCAGCCTGTGCAATTGCTTGATACTGCTCCTGATTTCTCATCTGAATTTCTTTTTCCAATCTGGCAGTATCCATGTGATGCAATAACATATCTGAAATTGCCTCAATTTCTACCCTGTTTTGGCTAGTTATAGCCTTGGTATTTACATCATGGACTCTAGCTTGGAGCATAGATTCTGTATTATGAGCCTTGGTTGTCTGCCTCATCAACTCTCTCTGAGTCTCAGCCTGTTGCTTAACTTGCTCAATATCCTGTCTTTGCTTCATAGCTAACTGTAAAGCCTGCAACTGCTGGGTGAGTTGCTGGACTTGAGATTGTCCTTGCTTAATCATTAGTTGAGCCTGTGGAGGAATATCAGAGTGCTCATCAATCTGGCTCAGTGGATTCAGGGCGGCTAACCTATCAGCAATAGTCTCAGCCCCAGGGAAGTCCATATTCCTAAACACCAAGTCTCCAGCCACATTAAATAACTCAGGCTTGGCAAGCAATGGCATCATGGCATCTACAGCCTCTTGTCTCTTGCTGTTGTATCCTGGACCAGTCTCCATCACCACATCATATTGCCCTACAGTTACATCATTAAGCACTCTGCCCACAGCACTTTGCTCATTTATGGTCAAAAGGTCTGGCTTTCCATCATCCCCAATAATTCTCATAACCCTTTCAGTGTCATAAATCTTGGGAATTAAATCTAAAAGTATCTTTCCTACATGGGAAATTGACTTGGTTAGATTGTCATAAAGGTCAAAATTGGTCAAATCCACTTGCATTTGCTGACTATTTAAAGCCTTGCCAGACATATTGCCTGGGAGTTGTTGACTTGGGTCATAGATTCCAATAATGGTTGCCATGTCCTGATTGATCTCTTGGGCAGCGGTCAATATTCCTGTAGGAGGAGGCTCTGGTTGCATCCTTATTGGAGGAGGAGCTGGGTTGCCATCAATATCTGTCTGTTTATATCTCAAAGTAGCCATTGATTTGATATTGGCACTTGCCCAATCCAACTCATGACCCTCATCTTGCCCCTCAGCCATCACCCATTTTGCCTTTGGAGCTAATGCAACAGACTCAGTCATGGATGTGACCCAGAAGTTGTACATCCTCTGGGCATCCTTAGCATGTCTGACCATGCCAAATTTCTTTCTCTTATCTCCAATAACTACATGTCTACCATAGACTGGGACAATTGGGATGTAATACCCCGGCCAGTCCTTCTCCTCCAGCACCTCAATTGCTGTGAGCTTTTTCCACTTAATTGTCTTTTTTACACTAGGTCTTTCATCTACTACTTCTAGACCAGCTTTTTTAATTCTTTCAAAAAAATCTTTAGTATCAGCAAACCTTGCAGAGCCATCACTTAATAAATAGAGTTTGGCTTTTTCTCTAACTGTATAAAAGTACTCAGCAACTCTAATATCTTCCCTAGTAATCCACTCACTTTGAGTATCCCCAGTGCCTCTGGATGTGAAAGATGTGTCTTGTGCATCTGGGTACATTTCCTTGAACACAGACTTTGGCATCATGGATGTAATTAGGCATCTTTCCTGGTCTGAGCCATCCACTGCAATTGAATTTGGGTCTAAATAGACTGTAAATGGGTTATCAATAGGGTCAATGAATAGCTCTTGGTCAAAAGAATCTTCCCTTACATATCTGTGGTCAACCCTTAAATATCCCCAACCCATTCTGACTGCATAGTTATAGGCATTGTCATAGGCATTATCAGCATTGGAATTAACTTCTATGTGCCTGACCATGCCTTGAATGACCTTGGCATCTGCAGCATCTTCCACAGTATTTGTGGCATGAACCCTGATTCTGGGTCTTTGCTGTCTTTGCTGGTTAGTGACTTGCCTGCAATAGCCATCTAGCTTGTTGATGGTTAAGACTGGTCTGGACTCTAGGTTTCTTGAATTCTGTAAGTCCACTGGCCACTGATCGCCCCCACTTGCAAACTTCAGGTCTTCCAAAGCCTCCTGCCTATTCATTGTGTCTGCATCATTAGCAAACTTCAGGAACTGCTTTGCCTCATCTATGATGGGGTCATAATCTGTTTCTAGTGGGTCAAGTGCCATGTTATAAAGCCATCCATGATTGTGGTGGTGCATAGTTTACTTGCTTTGGTCTTCTTGGTCTAGTCTCTTGAACACCTAAAGCAACCATGCGAAAAGCATCTGCTCCATGTGAATACTGGTCATGGAGTGGGTTTTTACTAAAAGCCTTTGTCTCTGGGTCAACCTCATACTTGTAATGCCTGAGACATTGCAAGCCATCATAGCAATTGTCCCTATCAAAAAAGCAATTCCTGAACATGGTTCTGGAGGCATTAATAGAGTCCACAATGCTAGTTCTTGGTATTATTTTGGTCTTGAACCCAGCATTTCTGACAATTTCTTCTATGGTTCTGCCCTGAGCTGCCAGTGTTTTGTTCTGTGCATCATGTGGCAACCAAAGTGTGTCATAAACATAACCAAATGTCTGCATCAATGCCAGATAATGGCTCATAGTCTGCTGACTATCCTCTATGTACCTAATAAATCTGATTTCTTGAGCTATGAACTGGACAAACCAAATACTTGTAGAGTCTGCCCAGCCAAGATCAAACACAGCATGAACTGGCTTGGTAGGGTCATACCTGACTTTAGTGATTCTTTCCTCCAGCTCTGCCATTTGCATTTCCCTTGCAAACACAGCTCCATCCACAGTCTGTCGACAAAGACCTTCCCAAACTGTATTGTAGGATTCAATATCTCTGGATTGTAAGGTTCTCCTCTCATGATCTAAGACTTCAGGAAACCAAGGGTTATCACTCCAGTTCACTTTTTGGCTTATGCAATTATCAGGCTTATGCAGAATAAATCTTTGGTATGTGGCATCAGATTCTAGTTCTGGGTTCATGGTTATCCAGATTTCTGAATCTTTGGCTCTGATAGTGGGAATAAGAATATCCCAGCTCCTGGCTGAAACTGCCTGAGCTTCCTCTACCCAGACAATTGTGCAACCCTCATAGCTCTTAATATTATGTGGATTATTCTTTAATCCCACAAAAGCAAACTCAGTCCCATTTGCCCCTCTGATGGAGTTTTGGGTAATTTCATAGAAACCTATTAAACCCAGTTCTATGATCTGGTCACTTAATAGCTTATGAACTGATTGAGATATGGAGTTCTGAAATTCCCTGGCACACAAAATCCTGTGGACTTGCTTTGCACCCAAGATGAGCAATGCTCTAGCAACAGACCATGACTTTGCTGACCCTCTGCCTCCAAAGATGCATTTATACCTTGATGACTGGAACAGGCACTGGAGCTTGACTGGAAACTCAGCCTTTTTAATAGCTTGATTAAGTTCACTCTGCTCCATCTGGCTTTACAAATGTGACCTGAAGATGAGGCATGATGACATTTCCACTTGCATCTTCAAGAGTTGTTGCCTGTACTGCCTTCCCATCAATCCTATCCATTAGCTCTCTAATAGCCCAAGGCTC